GGATTATCAAATAAAGTTGCATCGTAATAAGTGGTTCTATCTAAGGAACCAGTTGTCCAGACATTTTCACTGTAATTATAACTTACTAATCTATCTATCTCTGAAGCTCCTGCTTTAGGGTAAAACCAATTTATCTCAGAGTATAAATTATTATATCCAGCATATATAATTTCTCCACTTGTAAAATTTAATCCTAAATTATCCCCGCCCGTTGTAAACACAAAGTCCTCAACTAAACAAGGTAAAGTTTTGACTGTTCCATCGTAAACAAAAAAACCACCTGATTGACCCATCCAATACACAGCACCATTAGCATATACAATTGAATGTTGACCTATCGCACCACAATTAGAACCCACTTGTCTTATAGAAAAAGTAAAAGGTGGCCCAACAAATTGCATAATGTAAGCAGATGTATCTGTAATTATTAAAATATAATCTTTTCCCTTTGCTGCTCCAACTATTTTTGTACCAGAGTCTAATCTAAAAGTACCTGCTGTATTTGTTGATGTAGGCGTATAGGTTGAAGAATCCTCTTGATCAGAAAATCTTATAAACAACTTATCTTGTGTGCCTGTGCTACCTATTGTAGTTTCAGTGCCTAATATTATTAAATGTCTGTCTCTTTCAGAAGTTATTGTTGCTACTGCCGCTGTAGGTGCTCCAGACAATACTGTAGATCTTGTAGATAATGCTGTTGGAACAGAATGAATTGGACTCCATGTAAAAGTTTTACCATTTTTTATTGTAGCAATTAATGTTTCACCAAAATTATCTAATGACCATGAAGCAGGATCTATTATTACATTAGAAGTTAAAGATGTTTGTCCCCAAGCGGTGTAATACTCAACAGTTGCACCAGAACTATGTGCGGATCTGGTTCCTGCTACATCTCTAGTAATTCCTGTTAAATCATTACTTGATATACCTGTATATGAAATAAATTCTGCTCCTACCTTTATTGTACCTGACGTAGGAAAATTTGCTGTAGAATTTAAAGTTATGCTTGTACCTGATCCACCAGTTCCGGCTGTATCATCGTTTAAAGATCCATTTAAAGAGTTAGTCAAACCAGAAGCACCACCATAAGTAGATGTGCCCCAACCATATCCAGCCGATTGAG